ACATTTCGCCAGTGTCGTCGCGCAACCTTAGATCGATGAATGTTGGCTGTCCTTTTTCGACCTTCCCTCCGCGCTTCTTGACGTTTACATCCTCATTGATGTCCCGCAAGTTCTTGTAGATGATCTCTCCGAGCAACAAGTGGCTTCCAAATTGCGAACCATCAAAGTCTTCGATGTGACTCAATTCTCCCCCCAACCCGTTGCCGCTCGGATCATCATACATTTGGCCGTACTTCGTCCTGAACGGAAACAAGTCTGAGAATATATTTTGCGCACTTGCCACATCTTCGCGCATCTTCTGCGTCAACTTTCCTGCATTGCGTGCCTCCAAAAACTTCTTCGCCTTCGCTTCTCCGAAGCCGTGAAGATTCATAAAGCCTCCGTACAACACATCACCTTTCGCCGCCCAATGCTCTTCAGACCTTTCTATGTCGAATGGAATATATTTCAACCCTTCTTTAACCATCTCGCGAAGCAATCCGACAGCACTTTCCTCGTCCTTAGCATTGCGCAAGTTGGCAGCAGCAAATTCCATCGGGTGGTGCGCCTTCAAGTAAGCCGTCCAGTAGCTGATGATGGCGTAACTATAGGTGTGAGCCTTGTTCATACACCACGTGCCCATCACCTTTATCAATTCCCAAATGTCTGCCGCTTGTGCCTTCGTAAGACCATTGCTGATAGCACCTTCTTCAAATTTCGCATAAAATGTATTGAAAAATTCCGATCCAAGCCGTTTGGCCATTGACTTGCGGATGAATGATGCGTCCTCCCAATTGAAGTTGCCGATGTAACGAACAATTGCCATCACCTGCTCTTGGTAAATCGGAAGACCATATGTCTCCGACATATATTGCGCAACAGCCGGGTGCAATTGATCATATTTCTCGCCATTGCTGCGGTTAATATACTTCTCTGTTACACCACCACCAAATGGACCGGGACGAGCCAGTGCCGTCACAGCATCGATCTGCACCATTGATGTGAAGTCTATCTGCCCTCCAACAGAACGCAATGCGCTCCCCTCAAATTGAAATATTCCGCTGTACCTTCCGCTGTTGAACACGGCATAGGCGGCAGGATCGTCGAACTTCAGATTGTACCAGTCAATCGGCACCCCGGAGTCTTCCAGCACCCCAAGAGTGCGCAGACCAAGAACGTCAATCTTTAGTAATCCAAGCTCTTCTGCCGCGCCTTTCTCGACGTGCGCGATACCGTTATCATCAACGGTGCAATAGTTGGTTATATTATCATTACACACCAACAGGCCTGCCGCATGGACACCCGTGTGTGATGCGTGCCCCTCCAGCTCGGTGGCAATCACCACTTGCGGATACATTTCGACCAGCTTACGCCCTGGATCTGTCGTCTTGAGCGTGTCTTCCAGACAACTGGTCGAGCGTGAGTCGGCAGACCCACGTTCAATCATCGCGACCTTTACAGCTGCCGTGGCAGACGGCGAAATGTTCAACTTCTTGCAAACTTGCACCAATGCGCTCTTCGGTCTGTATACACTTACCGTTCCGATGTGCGCTGTATTCTCGACGCCGTACTTTTCGGCCATATACTCAAACACAACGTGGCGCTTCTTATCGGGGAAGTCCAGGTCTATGTCCGGAAGGTCAGAGCGGTTAATGTCTATGAATCGCTCAAACATCAATTTTGGAGGAATTGGATTCACCTCTGTGATGCGCATTAGATAGCAAACCAAAGATCCGGCACTTGATCCTCTTGATGGACCGACCAGCATGCGTTGCTTGGCATAGCACACCATGTCTGCGACGATGATGAAATAAGCATCATAATCCTTGCTTCTGATCAATCCCAATTCATATAGCAATCTCTGCTCGTATTCTTCTGTCCACATTTCCTCCATCCTGCGGAACTTTATGCCCTCACGGCACAATGCCTCTACATCTCCTTCTGCGCGTATCATCGGTGCTTTTGGCAGCGCGTCGAGCGTGATGCTGTCGACGATCTGCTGCGCAACGTCCTGTCCTTCCAATTCAAGCAATATGTGTTGCGGCGAAGGCTTCCTGCCACCTCCCATGAAGTCGAATGTCTTTGAGTCCTCCGGCTTAATGTACGAGTTGTCCGACACACCGACAATTGGCAATCCAATCGACCGCTTCTTCATAGCCAGCACTCGACTGGCCGGACTGATGTCGGCGAATGCCCCGACTTCCTTCAAGAACTCTTCGTCGATGATGTCCCCTGCGAACTTGATGATGTTGTCTGACATATTCATCACATCTGCTCGGCGCAGACCAGCGATAGCTCCGCGTTTGCCGGGAAGCTGCTGCTGGTATGTCTTGCTTGACCAACGATATAGTTCCTGCAACCCTTCCATATTTTTGGCAATAAACCACATACGCGGAGACTCGTCGGAATCGTCCGTCACGACAAGTTCAACCCCCAATAGCGGCTTGATTCCTGCCTCCTTGCACTTATTAAAGAACTTGACGTGCCCCCATGTGCTCCCTTGGTCAACAATTCCTGCTGCCGTGCACCCCGTTTCCTTGAGGTGGGCAATCACCTTGTCGATGGGAGCATAAGTCTGCCCAAATGTGAATTCCGTCCTGATGCGTAGCTGGATCATACAATCCTCTCGTGAATGCAAATTTCAGCAAGTGCTCTGACATCATCCATTGCCCTGTGTGTCTGCGCTAAAGGCCGTCCGAGCTTCAATTCATACAGCTGGGCAAGTGTCAATCTCCTGCCCTTCTCGTGGAAGAACTCCTGTACGGTGCATATCGTCGTTTTAGGCCATGGGAAACCAGTCCTGCAGGCTCTGGACAACTCAAACCCTAGCAACCCTACATCAAACGGTGCATTGTGGGCTATAAGTTGATCTGCACCGCCGAATGCTTCTTCGATTTCGCCTAGCAATTCTCGGAACTTTGGCTTGTCGACCAGGTCTTCGTCTTTCAACCCTGTTATCTTGGTAATAATCGCTTCCAACGGACGCTCAGGATTCATCAACCATGAGTGTTCGGCGACGATCTTACCACCCTCGATTCTGGCAACGGCAAGCTCGATGATGCATGGCTGTTTGTCCAGATCTGCGCAGTCCGGGAGCGGCAAGCCCGTTGTTTCACAATCCAGTATAATGGAAATGGTCATGTCGTTCTCCTTTTGTATTTCTTGACTCTGTTGTGAACATTCTTGGCTTGAGCTTCTGCTCTTCTTTTACAGAAATCTTTTCTTTGCTCAACAGTCATCGAGTCCCACTTTTTCTTTGATCCTTTCGTTGCCGCTTTCTGTCCAATGTCGACAAGCTCTTTTGCCCTAGGGTGGCGCTCCATGAAATCTTTTCGGTTTTGTTTTCTGTCACCGACATAAAGGTGGTCAGGATTCACACATCGGCGATTATCACACCTGTGTAAGACACAATCAGTTTCTTTCTCCAACCCCTTGTGAAATATCCATGATGCTCTGTGAGCACTGAGTTGCTTCCCTCCAAAGACAATTCCTCCATAACCATTTGTCGGGTGCACCTTGTCCCATTCCCAGCAACCAGTGTCTTTGTTGATTGTGAAACTTGCACTGAATCTTTCCTCAAAAGACAATTGCTGCCACGCTTTCCCTTTGACGGGAGGAGGTCTGTGGGAACTCATTTATTTTTACCTTGTAATTTTGTTAGCATTTGCATAACGGACAATTGATCTTCCTCAGACAACGAATGGTACAGCGACAAGAATTGGAATGCGTGCGCAATCTCTTGGAAGAATTTCACCTTCTGTTGATTAACTCCCGACTGAGGAATATTCAACGGTCAACTCCTCAAGCATCGCCGCGTACACACAGGCGTCGTGTGCGCTGTCCAGGTGTCCGCCATTTTCGAACTGGGCTGCATAGCGCGTGACCTTGCCCATTATTTGAACCAGCAAACCTATTCGATTCCAGTCGTCCGCAGTTTTAACGACCAACCCGTTTGGGAAAGCAGCTGCCATCGCTCCACCAAAGTTTTTATAAGTGTCTCCATAAATCTTGTTGCGCTCTTCGTATGTCTTTGCAGCCTCTGTGAGTATTGTAGGCACTGATTTTTTCATGATGTCCTCTATAATGCATAAATTGTAGGCAAATTGCGCCACGCACCCTCAATGTCCATCCCGTAGCCAAATACAAAACGGTCTGGCAAGGTAAGTCCGACAAAATCGGCGCGTATCGGCTTGGTCTTGCCATTGTCCTTGTCGGCGAAAACGGCACTATAAAACTTTGTCACCCCAAGCTCTTCCATGCGCTGCTTGATAGCGTATAATGTTTCCCCTTCGTCCAAAATGTCGTCCAGCACCAGCACCACGCGACCTGCTGGATTTTTTGACTCGGTTCTCCAACGAACCTCTCCCCCGTGCTTGTCGTTGCCGTAGCGCGAAACGTGCAAACACCCAAATTCAAGAGGGAAATTTAGAAGTGGCAACAACTGCCCTGCAAATACCACGGCTCCGTCCATCCCGGACAGCACCAATGGGTTCGTATTAGCCA